GCTTTAAACGATAACGAAAAGTCGGCAATCAAGAAGCTTACAGGCTTTGACAACAAAAACGATTTTATCAAATACAAATACGGTATGAATCAAGGTGGTTCTGTAAAAATGAAAGCAAAAGGTTACAGCGCTGGCGGCGCTCCAAAAAGCCGCGCTCAACGTCGAGCAACCTTAAGTCGCGCTCAACGAAGTATGCTTGATGGTGTTCAGGGACGAGAAGGCAGTAAGCAGTCTACGAGTGTTATTCAAGACCTGTCTGATCAGTACGGCTACAAGCCCGGCAAAAGAGCTGGCGCTAAAGGCGGCATGGGCAAAGGTAAAAGGGCAAAGCCACCCGGCATGAACATGGGCGGTGCGGCCATGAAGACTAAAGGTTACGCTAAGGGCGGTGCCGCAATGAAGACCAAAGGCGCAGCAAAGGGCGGTGTAAGAAAGCCTTCATCTAGTAAGAGTGGTTTATACGGGCGCAGATAGTGGCCTATCTTCAGAGCAATATCCCGCACTTCAAGTGCTGGGTTCGCAAAGAATACACGCATAATCATGAGAAATATCATGGCGAATTTATTCATGCGATGGCGATTGCTGTAACCACTATGCCCACTCGGTGCTTATCCTTTCAGATGATTTTTACCGGAGCTGAGACATACGACGATGATGAAGAACAAAACGCACATGGCGGAGCGATGTGGGCCAGAATGCCAATCACAGGACTTGTCGCTGACACGCCACTTGATGATTGGCCTGAACCAATGCCTGTCTGGGCTGCTCAACCTTGGGACTGCAGTTCTCATTGCCACGCTGTTTACGTTCTTGATCGCTGCACTCCTTGTCCTTGGCTCGCTAAGATTGATGGCAAATTTTATCCTGCAAAATACTATTTCACGGTGGATTATTCGGAAAATGAAATTGCTGATGACCCTGCCCAACACAAACAGTCGCATGTTTTAGAGTTGCTTGATGCAGGCAAATGGACCGGTAATATCGTCGCATTGCCTAATAATCGTGTACGGGTCACACACCCTGCATGGTTTGAAACGGGAGATGGTGCGCCAGACTTTAAGCCTAGCCAGCATATTCATTACAGCAAATCTGATTTAGACTACACCCTAGATGTGAACCAAGTTTTCGACAACCTATATGCCGAAACGAACGAAGAGGATTTTGACGATGAAAAAAAATAACGGCAACTCTGGTTTATACGGCAGAGTAACTAAGAAGCAAATGGGCGGAGCTGCTAAACCAGTTGGCATGAGCGGACCCGGATTTCTTGCGGGTGAAATACCTCCTGACGGGAGTGGGAAAAAAACCTTGAGAAGCATTTTTGATTTCGAGCCTAGTGAAGAAGATTTAAAAAGGAATCGGGCTAAAAAAAATTATTATGAAAGTCTCGCTCGCAAGGAAGGGCCGATGATGCGAACCAATGACTTTCAAGATGAAGACATGAACGGCGTTGACGACCGAGACGAGTCTTCTCGCGGCAAAAAACGTCCTCCCGACAGGGGAGGAAATTCTCGCGGACATGTAAAAACTGGACCGGGAAGAGGTCCAAGAGGCCCTTCACGCGATCAGCTTCAAAGAATACAAGAGATGCTCGCAGGTAAAGCAGATCGTGGTGGCAGAAACCCCGGAACTAGAATGCCAAGACTTCCCGGCGGTGGTAGGTTAAGACCGCCAGAAATGGGGCCGAATCCTGATGCGGAACGAATGGGACCGAGACGGTTTGAAGGGATGGGCGCAAGCATTATTGATGCCCTTGGTATCAAGAGTGGTAAGATGGGTGATAAGTCCAGAAAAGAACCACCCCGTCCCAGAACTACCGGCGGCAGAAGAGGTCGCGGAAGGAGAAAGTAAATGGCTGTTAGCGGAACTAAAAGTTTCGAGCCTGATGTAGCCGAGTATATCGAAGAAGCGTTTGAAAGATGCGGAATCGAGTTGCGTACTGGTTATGATTTGCGAACTGCTACACGCTCGCTCAACCTAATGCTGGCTGAGTGGGCTAACCGTGGTTTAAATCAGTGGACAATTAAACAAAACGCAATCCCGATGCTGACTGGAACGATCACTTACAATCTTGATCCGACAGACTCAACAGCGGCAATTGACGTGCTTGATGTTTTTGTCCGAGAAGAGTTTCAGGGCACTAATACTGACATTCCGTTAAGCAGGATGAGTCGGGCGGAATACTCGCACCTAGCGACTAAAACAACGACGGGCAAGCCTAATCAGTTCTTTGTTGATAAGCAGTTGTCCCCAACCGTGACGGTTTGGCCGCAGCCTGACAAAAACAGCACCTATACGCTGTATGTGAACGTCTTGACTCGAATGGACGATGCTGGCGGCGGCGCTAATTCTTTGCAGATGCCTTTTCGGTTTTACCCCTGCCTGACGGCTGGCTTGTCTTATTATCTAGCTCTAAAGAAGGCTCCTGAGAAGGTTCAAATGCTCAAGCAGCTTTACGAAGAAGAGTTTACAAGAGCCTTGAGCCAAGACGAGGAGCGAGCAAGCTTTAGGATCGCTCCTGATCTACGCAGCTATAACATCGCTTAGCCGTGGCCTTTGCATCTAACAAGAATGCCTACGGTATCTGTGACATTTCAGGTTTCAGATACCGCCTGCGCGACATGAAAAAGACTTGGGATGGTTATTTGGTCGGGCCAGATCAGTGGTCCCCGAAGCATCCTCAGTTGATGATTAAGCCGACACCTGTTGATCCACAGGCTTTGAAAGACCCTAGACCTGATCAGGCAAACGATAATAATTTCTTTACGGTCTACACCAATTCCGGCGATGGTATTCTCGGCACACAATTGCAAACATTTGCAATATCCTGTAATGTTGGAACTGTGGAGGTAACCACATCATGAGTTTTACTTTAGCGACTTTGAAGACCGCCGTTCAGGATTATTTGCAAGTTGATGAAACGACTTTCAACGACAACCTAAACACGTTTATTCAGGAGGCAGAGACTCGCATCTTTAAGCTTGTTCAGCTATCTGAGCAGCGTAAGAATGTGACAGCGACGACTTCGCAGAACAATCGGTTCTTGGCAACGCCATCTGATTTTTACTCACCGTTTTCGCTGGCGGTCATTGATAACGGGACGTACTACTATTTGCTATTAAAGCATCCGTCGTTCTTGAAGGAATATGACCCCTCAGTCTCTAGCAGAGGTCGCCCAAAGTATTACAGTAATTTTGACGATGCAGCATTTGAGCTGTCGCCGGTTCCTGATGCAGATTACAGCGTAGAGCTGCATTACCTGTATGAGCCTGCCTCACTCACTTCTGGCGCAGACAGCGGAACCACATTGCTCAGCACTGATTACCCAGATGCTTTGCTGTACGGTACGTTGGCCGAAGCTGCCATCTTCTTGAAAGAAACTCCTGATGTGATTGCCAATATGGAACAGCGTTTCATGGCAGCAATCGGTCGGATGAAAAACCTGTCCGAAGGTCGTGATACGCGAGATGAGTATCGCTATGATCTACTACGGACAGGGGTGAGTTGATGGAGAAGATTGAAAGTTTAAAAGGAAAAAAAGTTGCATTGATTGGTTTGGGCGCAAGCCAGATTGACTATGTAATCGGCATGGAAAATAGCAAGCAATGGGATGAGGTCTGGGTTATCAACAGCGCCTTATCGGTTTTTGCTTGTGATCGAGTTTTCATGATGGACCCAGTAAGCCGGTATTTAGATACCGAAGATGCTGGAAACCAGACGGACGTAATGCGCCGTTTATTACCCAATTTTGACAAACCTATTTATTCTTGTGAGCTTGATGATCGAGTTCCTGCTGTGGTTGAGTTTCCTTTAGCCGAAGTCATGACAGACGCCAAGTGCGCTTACTTCAACACAACTGTTGCGTATGCAATGGGTTTTGCGTATTGGAATCGGGTCGGTCATATAGATCTATTTGGCTTGGATTTTAGCTACGCGCATAACATTCACTTCGCTGAAGCTGGCAGAGCTTGCGTAGAATTTTGGATCAGTAAGTGTCTTGAGAACGGTATCGGGATTGGCGCATCCCCAAGATCGTCATTGCTTGATAGCAATGTTGGTGTGACTGAGCGATTGTATGGCTACCATCGACTTGACGATCCATTGGTTGCAATGCCGCAAGATGGAGAG